GTTGGTGCAAATTTCCCAACAGCAACAAGTCCATACACTGGATCTATTAATTTGACAAGTAATACTTCACTCGATACTCGTAAGTTTATGTTGCCATTCCAAGGTGGATTTGATGGTCACAAACCTAATCTTCAAAAGAAAACCGGTATTCATATAACAAATGCAAATACACAAGGATTTAATATATCATCAACTGGTGCAGATGGTTATACATCCTATAAGAAGGCACTTGATACAGTATCTAATTCAGATGAATTTGATATTAACCTCGTTGCTATTCCAGGTGTGTTACACGCATTGCATTCACCTATAACATCATACGCAAATGATATTTGTGAAGAAAGAGGTGATGCGTTTTTAATTATGGATTCTATTGGTATTAATGATAATATTGCTACTGCAGTATCTACGGTTGAAGGATTCGATAGTAACTATTCTGCTACTTATTATCCTTGGGTTAAAATAATTGATACAGATAGAAATAAACCAGTTTGGGTTCCACCATCTGTTGTTCTTCCAGGTGTGATGGCATTTAATGACCGTGTTGCAGCCGAATGGTTTGCTCCTGCCGGTTTGAATCGTGGTGGATTAACCGAAGTAGTTGAAGTAAAAACACGATTAACACAAGCCGAAAGAGATACATTATATGAGGCAAGAATTAATCCTATTGCAGTTTTCCCATCAACAGGCGTATGTGTTTGGGGTCAAAAAACATTGCAAGGTCGTCCATCTGCTCTTGACCGTATAAATGTTCGCCGTTTGTTGATTGCTGCTAAGAAGTTTATTGCTTCTTCTACAAGATACCTCGTGTTTGAACAAAACACATCACAAACAAGAACTCGATTCTTGAACATTGTGAATCCATATCTTGAATCAATACAACAACGTCAAGGTTTGTATGCTTTCCGTGTTATCATGGATGAAAGTAATAATACACCTGACATCATTGACCGCAACATTCTTTATGGACAGTTGTTCTTACAACCTGCCAAGACTGCAGAATTTATTATTCTTGATTTTAACATTCAGTCTACTGGTGCTGCGTTTCCTGGTGCTTAATTGATATAATTGGGGAGATGGAATACTCTCCCCATATTTTTTGAAATATGTATATTTATTTGAAATGATAATTTTTAATTTGGAGATATAAATGGCTGAATTACTCGATCCTACGGAAATCTTTTTTACCCCGTTTGAGCCAAAATTACAGAACCGATTTATTATGTATATTGAAGGGGTTCCTGCATATTTGGTAAAAGGTGCTGGTAGACCAAACATCAGTTTTAATCCAATCACACTTGACCATATCAACGTCAAACGTAAAGTAAAGGGAAAGGGTGAGTGGCAAGATATTACAATCAAATTGTATGATCCAATCGTACCATCCGCTGCTCAGGCAACAATGGAATGGGTACGTCTTTCACACGAATCTGTAACAGGTCGTGATGGTTATTCTGACTTCTATAAGAAAGATATAACACTTCATGTTCTCGGTCCTGTTGGTGATAAAGTTGAAGAATGGACACTTAAAGGTGCTTTCATTACTGCAACAACATTCGGTGAAATGGATTGGGCAAATGATGCGTTTGTTGAGATTTCTCTCACACTTGCATATGATTATGCTATCCTCCAATACTAATACAAATTGTATTATCATATTAAAATTGAAATGAAATACGGGTATACTGATTTTTCGGTATACCCATATTTATATTTGTAAAATAAAACGTTTTATTACAAACAATGTTATAGGATTTAAGTTATGACAAAAATTCCAACCGGCTACAATGTAGCCAATGAAGAAACAGTTTCGGATGCCGATATTAAGGCGCAACTTCTTGCTGAACACAAAGAAACTTCTGTTAGAAAAACAAATTTCCCAACAGAAATGATACCTTTGCCTTCAAAGGGTTTATTGTATCCAGAAGGACATCCCTTATCAGATGGTTTTATCGAAATGAAATATATGACTGCTAGAGAAGAAGATATTTTAACATCACAAAACCTTATTAAACAAGGTGTAGTATTGGACAAATTGTTTGAGTCTTTGATTGTTACTCCAATGAACTATGGTGATTTATATGTTGGTGATAAAAACGCAATTATGGTTGCTGCAAGAATTTTAGGTTATGGTAAAGACTATACGGTAGAAATTGATGATCCGTTTTCTACTGGTAATAAACAAAAAGTAACAATAGATTTAACTCAAATTGAGCACAAGGAGGTCGATTATAGCTTATTTGAGTCTCGTATAAACGAGTTTGATTTTACTTTACCAAATTCACAAAGAACCGTTACATTTAGATTACTTACACATGGCATCGAAAAACAAATACAATCAGAAATAAAGTCTATGAATAAAACATTTGTTAAAAATGGTATTGACAAGGAATTAACAACAAGACTCAAACATATTATTACTGCAATTGATGGTGAATCCGGTAGAGCAACAATAAATGATTTTGTTGATAACCAATTATTTGCATTAGACTCCAGGGCATTAAGAGAGTATATGAGAAAAATATCTCCCGATCTCGATATGACTTTCACATTCGTTTCAGATATTACTGGTGAGGTAAAGGAGATGGACATACCTATTGAGGTATCATTTTTTTGGCCTACCACTTGAGTATAAGTTAGGTTTACATGAAGAAATATTCTCTTTGTGTTATTTTGGAAAAGGTGGATTTACTTGGGATGAAGTGTATAATCTTCCAATATATTTGAGGCATTATTACATAAAATTGGTTAAGAAAAAGTTGGATGAAGAAAATAACGCTGTAAATTCAGAAACACATAAAACACCAGCATCTCCTCCAAAGTTCTCGAAACCATCTTCTCGTAAATAATTTGAGGTTTACATATTTATAGTATGTAAACCTTTTTTTGTTTTTGGTGATACTAAATGGCAAATGAAAAAGATAAAGAATTAGAATCGAAATTAAATGATTTAACAGAAGAACGACTTGGTATTGAAAAAGAAATTTTAAAATTAAAAGAAAAAATTTCCGATCAAATCAGTAGTGAAGTGGTTGATACCGAAAAGCTTATTAAGCTCGAAGCGTTACGCACAGATAGTATCGAAAAAGAAGAAGAAATACGAAAAAAAATTGAAAAGATAGATAAAGAGTCTTATGTAAGATTACAAGAAACGAATAAATTACACAATTCAACCACTGGATATATTAGTGACCAAAATGATTTAAGTGGTAAACTTTCTTCAACTGTTAAGGACATTAGTAGATCAGTTGGTAATATAAATAGAGACCATTCTGCATCATCTGCACTTATACAAGCAATCAATGGGGATAGTGCAAAAACATTAGATTACATAAAAACACAGGGTCTTGCATATCAGACAATAACCGATTCATTGCAATCTCAGAAATTAGAGGCAGAGGGAACTTTACTCCAACAATCAAGATACGTAAATGCACAAACACAAGCTGGTTCTCTTGCGGAAGACTTATTAAGCACAGAAAATAAATTGCAAATGGCAAAAGAAAGAGGAAAAGACGGAGCATTTAAGGCATTAGATTTATCTGATATGGCTCTTGATATAAAAGTAAGGGAAGCGAGTTTAGAACAAGAACGTGGTAACATGACCAAGGATCAATATAATCAGGCAAAAAAATCATTGGATTTGATAAAAGGTCGATTTAAGGATATACAGAGCGAAAACGATGCTCTGCAGAAACAATCAGATACTATTGATTTAATATCAGGTTCGATAGCTAGTATGGGGATTGGTGCAGGTAGTTTGATAAACAAATTTCCTGCCGGAGATAAAATAAATAAGATGATGGGCATAGATAAAACTGCAAATGAAATGAAGAAAAAATTTGCAGAGGCAGTCAAGTCTGGATTAAACGGTAATTTTAAAGATGCGTTCTCACAAGGATTGGGTGGATTAAAAAGTATGATTTCACTTGCACCTAAATTTTTGGCTGCACTTGGGATTGGTTTGTTACTTTCTGCTATTAATTTTTTAGTAGGTGCCATTGGTAAGGTAGATGAGGAGGCAGCTGAAATAGGTCAAGAATTTGGAATAGGTAGAAAAGAAGCATTTGCACTTAGGGATGCTAGCGTTGATATAGCAGGTCAAATGAAATTAGTTGGTATAAATTCAAAAGAAGTTGTTAAGGGTATAAAAACAACATCCGAGATAATGGGTGGAATTGATATTGCAGGACAACTTGCCAGTGGAAATAAACAAGCACAACAGTTAGTAAAAGATGTAACTGTGCTTAGTGAAAAATTTGGTTTGAGTGGGGATGAAATAAAAAATATACAATCCATTTCTGCTATGACCGGTAAAAGTATGGGTCAATTGACAAAAGAGGCGACTACTCTTGGAAAAGGTATAATGACTGCAAAAGACTCGTTGAAAGTTCTTGCAAAAATACCACCAAGTGTTACAGTTGCTTTTAAAGGTGGAACCCAAGAATTGATAAAAGCTGCTCAGAAGGCACAGGCACTCGGACATGATCTAAAAAAAGTTCAGGACATTGGTGATGGTTTAATGGACATTGAATCATCCTTAACGAAGGAAATGGAAGCCAGAGTTTTATCTGGAAAAAATATAAATCTTGATTTAGCAAGACAGTATGCATTAGAGGGTGATATTGCTGGATTGCAAGATGAATTATTAAATCAAGCCGGTTCACTCGAAGATTTTACCAAAATGAACAGACTTGCTCAAAAGTCAATGGCAGAGGCAATGGGTATGTCTGTTGAAGAAATGACAGAGATGCTTACGAATGCCCAAAAATTAAAAGATTTAGGTATAAGTCAAGAAAAAATGACATCTTTGCAGGCAATGAACTCGGCTCAATTAAATGCAGAATTGGCAAAAGGTGGAAGTGAACAGTATAAAAATTATGTGCAGCAACTGGCAAAAGAGAAAGAGTCTGCTGAAATAAAGAAAAAAATGGCAGACATACTTACAAAAGTTCAAGAAAAACTTTCAAAACTATTAACACCAATTCTTGAAATGGTTCATGGTATGTTGGATGCTGCAGAAGCTGGTGGAGATTTCGATACAATAGTAAATTCAATATCTGGAATAATAAGAGGTATAATTCCTATTGTAAAAACCATGTTTAGTATATTGGGTAGTATATTAGGACCTGTTACATCAATACTATCTTTATTCGGTGGAGTTGAAGACACTACACAACAAGTAACAGATAGTGTAGGTAAAGTATCGGATGGAGTTGGGAAAGTGACAACCGGTGTTGAAAATGTTACAGGTGCAGTTGGAAAAACAGAAGCCGGTTTCGGTAGTGTATTGAAGGCAGTTGGACTGATAGGAGGTGCATTTGCTGCAAAATCATTGATAGGCGCCGGTCTGAACATGATGAAAGAAAAGGCAATAGATGTTGGTAAATCTATTTTATCAAATATAGGTGGATCATTAAGTAAAGTCGGTGGTAAAATGGGTGGTTTTGCCGGAAAGGCATTGGGTAAACTAGGTGGAGGTGGTGCAGATAAATCAGATGCTTTACTTGATAAACAAAATGCAAAATTAGAAAAAACTGATAAGATGGCAGGCAAGGCATCATCTGTTGGTAAAAAGATTGCAGATTTTGGGAAGGGATTGGGTAGTGCAATAAAATCTATTGGAAAGGGTATAGGTGGAGCATTCGAGGCAATACTAAAAGGACTTGGTAAAGGATTGGAAGGATTAGGGCAATCATTGGGAACAATGACACCTATTGGACCGGTTGTTCTTGCAGTCAGTATTTTCTTTCTTGCATTAGGTGCAGCATTATACATGGCTGCTCCGGCAATAAGGGCAATCGCTCCAGTGTTGATGAAGTTTGCAGAAATAATTGGTAACGTTTTAGTAAAAGCACTTGAAATAGCAGGACCAATTATACAAAAAGTAATAGAAACTGTTGGTA